GGCACCCGTAACATAGTACGGGCACGGGTAAGGGGTCGTCCTCACGGATAGACCGACTGTATTACTACAGTCCGATGTGAAAAATTATGTACCTGATCAACCAGCCTCTTTCCAAAGTTGTCTGTTTTGATGTGATAAATCACATGGAACCGAAACTAAGGGAGAGGAAGAAGATTAGTACTGGGTAGTTGGATTACCATGACTTGAGCAGCAGTGACAGCTCCAGTCCTCGATAAACCCTCTTGGGTAATCGAGGCATTGGCTCCAGTAACTGTAACGATCCAAGATTTGGTTGCATTAGCAGTTCCGGAACCGGAGTCAATCTTGCTGGGCCAGGGTGGTCCAACAACTCCCGGGAAGAAGGGGTCACCTACGTTCTGTGTAATAGTGCAATTTACACCAGAAAGAGAACCATAGGTGAGGGCTGTTGCCACATTTCCGTTAAGAATCAAAAGATAATTACCAGAATTCGTGGTAGCAGGAAAGTACATGGTCTTATTAGAGAATAACATACCAAGGCTACCGAAGGAGTTTCGGACGAAACCCCAGGGGCTATTTGTCGCCAGATCCGTATTAGCGGAAAAGAAGACACCCCCAGCAACCGAGGAAGGGGTATAATTTGAGATTGCTTTCTTGTAGAAGGTAATATCATAAGAAACCCATAATTCTCCTAGAGTGACGTTTGCAACAGAGCAACCCTTAGTCGCGATCATGAAATTTGCAAGATCGTAGAACCTTGGGTTATCAGTTCCGACAACTGGTCCTGATCGGGTAAAGAGTACCCTATCAGGACGCTCTGATGGTTCACATTCAAGACCATGCACTTGTGTGTCACATGGACGGGATGAGTTGGCGTAATCGTAGGACTCCATAGCTACTTTAGTAGTAGGTGGGGGGTCCAGTACGTCATAATCCGTTGCCATGATAACAGCTCCTAGTGCCTGGGATGAGCCATTGTACTCCGAAGAGGTCGAACGGAATTCGAATACGATTCCATTGGGCTCCCATTGGTCAAAGGAATTGGCAATGGTGGAAAGCCAAGGAAAGGTGACAGCCATACCAGGATTCACAGGGAAATTCTGGAGAGTGAAATCTGTGGAACCTGCTGTAGTAGCAGGTCCAGATAGTATATCACCAAGGCACTCCCTCTCAGTCACGCGGACACCACGGCGACCATCTTTGGAAAAGACGGGTGTCATGGAAGTTCCACGGGATGAGGCTGTTCCATCCATTAAGGAGTTGGAGATAATTTGATAATCTCCGTGGCCGAAGTAGTTAGCTAAGGCTTTGCCAGCAGTCGCTCCAGCAATCGGATTGCCAAAGAGTCCACCGACAACTCCACCAAGACCTGAGGCTGCAGTCCCGATGAATGATCGGAGTGCAGGGTTCTCGACTTGGAGTTGGGCGAGTCGGTTTGAGGCTCGGTGGATCGCATTCTGTTGTTGCGCCACCTGAGCCACGGCGGACGGGGCCGGTTTGGTTTGAACCCGAGAGGCTTTGGAGACTTTCGTCTTCCCAGAGGCCTTCTTGCGGGGTTTGGACAAAATCGTCATGATTCAGTTTAAATGTGTGTAGTGGGGAAGACCCGACACACTCGGAGACTGTACATCTGTGTGACATGACTGGGTGCCGTGCAGTCGTTCGGCATTTTGGTTAGCACGGAAGTATTAAGACTTGGAAGTCACCGTTTTGGACCTTAACACACAGACTCCCTAATCAACCAACGGATCTTCCTAAAGATTAGGGGAGGTCCGGAGTCCCTGGGACCAGGCAGAGTAAACCTGCTCACGGCGCCTGATTGTACCCTCTCTCCGTCGGAGAGAGCCCAATCGGGGAAGCGGGGGCGGAACTAAGCCAGGGAACTCTTGGTCAATCCAAGATTCATCATCTGGGACCAATTGGGAAGATGAAGGAACAGATGGTTCCTGGACTGCCTCAGTGGGACTGATTTGGATCTCACTGACAGGAGTCTCTCCACCGATGGGAGATTCTAGGATGGGTTCAGACAAAACGAGGATCCTTTCAGGACCCTCAGATGGTTTGAATTTCATCGATAAAGAATCACCCAAAACCCTCACACGACGGTAAGGGAAGGTGGTCATCTCGGAGATGGGAAGCAGTAACTTTCGGTGATGGTTAGCCCCTCTAATAAGTTTATAGATAGTCTGACTTGGCAACCGACAATTCAACACTGTCTCTTTCGTGAAAGAGTCAGGAGGAGTGAAGGGTTGAGTCAATGGACTAGGGCTAATAGAAAAGTCTTCATCGAAATCAGTGAAACCTTCAGGGAGGGGACCCATGGGTGCCACCTCAAGGTAAACTAATTTCTTTGAACCCTTGTTACCGAGGGAACTTACAGTTAAGTTCTCCTGACGAAGGGACTGCAGGGGGAGGAAGGTATCCTCATCGGCAGGGCCAATGAACTGTTGGAGTAATGTCTCCTTAAGAACAAGGGCCAAGTGCCTCTGAGGTTCAGAAAACCGGGGTTGAACACCATTCGGGACAGTAAATCCCAAGCCTCCTAAGAGAGGATGGGCAAAAAGGTTGAGGTCAAAACCTCGACCAAATTGTGTCTGTTCACGGATAGCCTTCTTATGGTAGTGTAGAAACTGACCATGGGCCCGGGGTTGATCGAGAGCACCAAGAACTGCTCCTTCGTGGAAATCACGAAGGGTGAGAACTTGTTTGACTCCGAACTTATTAACAACCTGGTTTGCTGTACTTAGCAAGAGGGAGAGATTCGAGAAGCGGTAGATGTTGATATCAAACCTATTCCTAAAGTAGGAAAGGGGAAGTTCATCAAAATCCGCCCAACTCAGTAACTTGGGCCTCTTACCCGGTATATCAAGATAAAAACCATAACGAATCAGATCATTGTTAGCCTTCTCGTCTTTCGTAAAAGAGGAGTAGGTTCTAGCAAGAGATGGTCGAGGCCAAATCGAGATTGGGGTAGAGTTAACAGTGGCATATATTGGGTGGAGGAAATTCTTTCCCTGTGAAAGGGTAAAACCTGCCTCAGAGGAGGAGGTCTTCCAAGAAGAATACATGTCACCGAAGGCACGAAAGAGGATATCATCTCCGTTGATAAGAACGGGTAATCTATTAATTGACAATTTTCCTGAGAAAACTAAATCTTTTACAGGTTTAGGCAATGCCCGAACATAAGTGAAAAGATTAATAATACAAAGGACATTGAAAGAGAGAATAGACCCCATTAGCTGACCAACTTTCTGAACCACCTTAGACCCTCTGGTAGAGGGGTTTTGATAGTGAAGTGGAGCATCGCAAGATAGGTCATCTGGATACCACAGGACTTGGGGGCCCAAGATCCTTCGAAAGGAAGGAGCCAGGCACATGTCCTCGGGAGAGAGTTTTTGGATAACTGCTTCAATGACTGCGGCAGTTACACTTAGACGAATCCCGTCGGTAGCAGCGGAATAATCCCCGGAAACCCAAGCTGCGACCTGCTGAACACCCGGGACTTTTGGTCCTTTCGTTCAGACTTCGGCTCTCTTGATGCGCAGGCCCGAAGGTCTGAA